CCCGAAGGTGTCCCTATTACTAACTATTAGCTAGTTGTATTTGATTCCCAGTATTGGATAGCAAATTCAACAGTGAATTCTTCAATCTGGTCATTAGCATCATATGCCAATTCGATTGGAGAAACTACAGTTGGAAATGCACCACGGAAATCATAACGCTTGATTACAGTCTCGTCTTTATCTAACTGCTCAACAATCATATCAGCTTGGTAGTCAGCTGGGCTAACTAAACCAGTGTTGGCTGAATGAGAGTTAATACCATTAGACCAACGTTCCATAGCATCGCGCACATCAAAATCAGTATCATTGATTACTGTGATAGTCCATGGATCGAATGTGCGCTCTCCTGCGATCTTTAAAATACGACCACGGAAAGGAACATCTACTGAAGCTACTGTTGATCCAGGTAACTGGGCTGCTTTAACCATAAAAGAGGTTAATGTAGCATTACCACCAGCATAAGCTGGGAAGTTAACAGTTACTCTGAATAGGTTAGGGCGAGCGCCACCACCTTTTAATTGTGCTTTAAAGTCATCAACACTTAAAATTGCCATTTCTTATCCCCTTATACCGTGCCAACTACTTCTTCGAATGCTACACCAGAACGCACAGCAACAAAGTTAAGAGTAACAAAGTTGATTGAACGAGCAGGTTTAACAAAGACGTCAGCTTGGAATTCATTATTATCGATAATTACATCAGTATTGTTTGTAGCATCGCATACAACGCGGAAATCTGTAATACCTCGGCGACCCTTAATCTCACGCAAATACGGTTCAACAATGTTAACAAACTCAGCACGAGTAAATTCATCATTGAATTCAAACATTACGTTGCGGGCAGCTAATGCAATAGCACGTTCGATCATTAAGAATAAACGGCGTACGTTAATGCGATCAAATGCGCTAGGGCGAGACATAAATGTCTTATCACCAAATAACATAATGCCCTGTCCAGGAATATTGGCTATAGGGTTAATGCTAGCTTTATATAGAGTATCACGTTCAGTTTGTGTAGCTGAATATGCTAGACCTGTAATGCCTAGATATCTACCTCTTCGAGCTCCAGCTGGAGAAAAGAATGGAGCTGATACTAAATCTGTAGCCGCCATAATCCCAGCAGTAGATGACGCAGCTGGAATATAAATGTACTGGTCGTTGTACTTGTCGTATACTTTAAGATAGTTATTATCTGCTACAAGGTAACTTGAATTGGTTACGGCAGCGAAGTGATTGATTGTATCGTTAACGATAGTACTATTGTTTATAACAGCGCTTCTATTTGGAGAAGCTACTACAATACAATCCTTACGCATACCTTGAGCTGTACTAATCAAATCATTAGTTACTGTAGCTTGATTATCTGATGATGCTAATGAAGGCGCGATCAAGAAATCAATTTCAATAGACTCTTTATCTTCAAATAGATCGAAGCCCAGTAAGTATTCAGATGCAGTCAATGTTTCCGAATCAACGCCGCCTGAAAGGGTTACAGATGATAGTGTGTTAGTCCAAGTTACTCCGGTTGAGAAGTCAGTTACGTCATTAGCATCAAATCCCCAAGTGGATCCCATTGGCATACGAACATTATCATAATAGCTCATCCATACGAAATTAGAAGCGTTATTTAAAACATCTTTCATATTATTACGTGAGCCATCAGATGTTTTCGCACCAGCAGCTACAGAAAGGAAAGCGAACTTCTCTAATACTGCTCCAACTGTACCTGTAAACTTACCTAGTGCATCAAATACAACTACATGCACCTCATCGTTAATAGCACCACGTTGAGAAGCCCATGTAGAGGTTCCAGGTTCTGAATTAAATTCTTCTGCGTAACTCCATGAGCTAAAAGATGATCCTGCTGGGCATATAGACACACCAATTGAGTTGCCTAATAAACCTGGATATTTACCAATCCATGCTCCAGTATCCGTACCATCTAAGTCATCAGAAAATCCAGCTTTAACCTGATCCCAGTGGTCTTCGTTGCGCACCAACACACCACCAATATCACTATTAGAAATAGCGTTTTTAGCTTCGTCTGTTGCTTCTCGGACAACGAAAAGGCTGCCTGAATACTTTAAAAAATAAGCCGCAGATAAAAAATCCACTGCGTTTGTACTATTAGGGGTAGAGAAAGTTGATGCCAACTGCACTTCATTACCTACCAGCACTGCTTCACGAACAGGCCCCCAATTGAAATTACCGACGATAGCACCAGTAGTAGATTGAGTAGATGGTACAACACCACTTAAATCAATCTCTTTAGTCGCTATGCCAGGTGAACGTAAAGTTGTTGCCATAACACTTTCCTTCTCGTTGAACTAATTATAAGAGTACATAATACGAAATAATATCAATGTATATCTATTTATAATAATTTAATATTCATCGTTATTCCACGAGAATGGATCATATGTATTGTTTCTAGCAACCAGATCATCCATGTGTTCAGTACCATCATCAATAAATCCAAAAGGAGGTAGATCATTATCAATCTCCTGAATACGATCATTATACATCATTTGCTTTAAGTTTACATCAGCCATTTCTGCAAAGATATCACTACCCGCAAAATAACCAAACATAACTAAATTCATCATAATATCATCATAGTTACCATTTGAGGCTTCATAAGAAGTACCCCTAGCTTCAAACGTTGAAATCTCCATGATAGTTTCTTCATCATGAATATCTAACTTATGGTTCTCAATAATATCTTTAATAGATGAACATCCTAACCGCTTGACCTTACGTGTCATCTCAACGCCTAATCCATTAGACTTAATGCTAGA